GTTTCCCAGTCACGATCTGTAATTCAGATCAGCGAGAACGAACTTCGTAAGAAACAGGTAGCTGGCTTTTATCGCGATATAGAAGTGTCTGCGTCCCAGTCTGATCCGTCAGATGTCCAAGAAGAGATGGACGATATATCCGGTATATCGCCTAATTACCTGGACCAAGAAGTCACCCTTCTGGAATGCCACGTTGACTTAGATCTGGAGGGTTACGAAGACACAGGAGATGACGGAGAGCCCACCGGCATAAAGCTTCCCTATGTTGTTACGGTATCCGAGAACAACGGAAAAATCCTAAGTATCCGTAGGAATTACAGACCAGACGATTCTGCGCGTAAGAAGAACCAGTACTTTGTGCATTTCAAGTTCTTGCCCGGATTTGGGTTCTACGGCCTTGGTCTGATACACATGATTGGTGGTCTAAGCCGTACAGCAACTGCTGCACTTCGACAGCTTATTGATGCTGGTACGCTTTCAAACCTTCCTGCGGGTTTTAAAACTCGCGGTTTACGCATACGCAATGACGATGAGCCACTGTCTCCGGGCGAGTTCCGGGATGTGGATTCTCCCGGTGGTGCTATCCGGGAATCCTTGATGCTCCTGCCCTACAAGGGTGCGGATCAAACTCTGTTCCAGTTGATGGGTTTCTGTGTCGAGGCCGGTCAACGGTTCGCTGCTATTTCTAATTTGCAGGTAGGTGATGGTAACCAACAGGCGGCAGTTGGAACAACCATAGCTATGCTGGAGCAGGGCGCAAAAGTAATGTCCGCTATACACAAGCGGCTTCACTATGCTCAAAAAGAAGAATTTGAGCTTCTGGCTAGTGTTTTTGGAGAGTACCTGCCGCCAGAATATCCATACAACGTTGTCGGTGCGGAACGCACTATAAAAGCGGAGGATTTCGATGCTAGGGTTGATGTGGTTCCGGTGTCAGACCCAAATATCTTCTCAATGGCACAAAGAGTTACACTCGCGCAAACAGAACTACAGTTGGCTCAATCTGCGCCGGAGCTTCATAATTTGTATGAAGCGTATCGCAGGATGTATAGGGCGGTTGGTGTCAAAGACGTAGATGCTATCTTGAAACCTGTGGAACAAGGCGAGCCTACTCCCAAAGATCCGGCGTTGGAAAATTCAGAATCTTTAGAGAACATGCCACTAACCGTTTTTCAGGGTCAGAACCACGATGCCCATATCATGGCGCATCTTGTGTTCGGTTCGTCTCCCATGGTTTCTCAGATGCCTGTTGTAGCTATGGCTCTACAGAAACATGTCATGGAGCACGTTTCAGTAAAGGCCAAAGAACAGGTTACGTCTCAGATGCAGCAGCAGCTTCAAGGTCAGCCCCCGAATGAGCAGCAGGCTATGGAAATTGAGTCTATGGTAGCCGAACTGGTTGCCCAAGGTATGCAGGAAGTAAAAGCCTTGAGCGGACAAATTAGCGGCGGCGGGGAACCTGATCCTCTTATTGCATTGAAGCAACAAGATCTAGAACTTCGCGCTCAACAAGACGCAGCGGAAAACCAGATAGATCAGGCACGTTTGTCTTTGGACCAACAGAAGGCTCAAAACAACGCTCAGTTAGGTGCGGATCGAATACAGTCTCAAGAAGGTATTGTAGCTGCTCGTATACAGGCTGCTCGCGAACGCGAACGTATGAAACAACAAAGCCAGTAGGAGATGGACATGGCAAAAGAATCTTCAAACGTTACTAAGAAGGGCATCGTAGTTAAGGATCAGGGTTATGTTCCGTACAACGATGCAAAAGACGAAAAGACCCCGAGCGTTTCCAAAGCATCCATGGTTTCAGGTAAGAACCGTGGAATGGGAGAAGCCCTTCGGGGCGGCACTTTTAAAATTTGTTAATTTTACAGGAGATCTACAGATGAACTGGATTCTTAGTCGAATGAAAGAGCCTTCCAGCTATGCCGCCGCTGGCGCAGCAGTAGTTGGTGTAGGTGTATTAGTAAGTCAACCTATCGTTATTATGGTCGGTATTGTAGGTGGCGCAGTTGGATTCCTGTTAAAGGAAAAAGGCGTTATCTAGTTATGTTACGGTGGATTGGGCTAGTCGCATTTGCGTTAGTTCTGTCTACCGCAACAGCTAATGCGGCGGACACTGTAACAAGTGCCACGGTCAGCAGTTCAACGGTAGTAGACAAGACGCCGCCTACGGCGTCTAGCCCTTCGATAGTCGTTAACAATAACGACATCTGTCAAGTTGGAACCAGTGGTGCTCTGCAAACTGGAATTTTTGGTGTGTCTGGTGGCACGACTACCCGAGACTTAAACTGCGAGAGGATCAAGCTGGCGCGTTCCGTCTTTGGAATGGGTCTGAAGGTGGCTGGGATAAGCATCCTTTGCCAAGAGGTTCGAGTATTTGACGGTCTTTGGATGGCTGGGAGCCCGTGTCCGTTTATGGGAAAAATTGGCAACGCCGCTCGTGATGAATGGATCAAGTACCCGGAGAAATCGCCGGAAGGTTCCATCATCCGCGCTGAAGCCGACAAAATTAAAGCAGCGGCCTTGGAAAAATCTGTTCAGAACTCTTTAAATGAGATCAAAGATAACGAGTGGACCGACTGATGCGCTGGCTGATTGCACTTCTGCTGATATCGTCTTCTGCGTTGGCGGAAACTGTAACGACGACCAATGTCCTTCCTAATCTGTCTGCGTTTACGACGAGTGGATCCACGACATCGGCTGGTTCTGCAAGAGGTTGCAGTGCCGGAGAGTTTTGTACAGGTAACGCTACGGCGGGTGGCGGAACTTATACGAGCACGTTTGACGTTCCATTGACCGAGGACGAGGTTCGCAGAGGCTTTACCCTCAATAGCGCGGTTACCGTGGACAGTCATCAGAGTAACGCTACGCTTGCTACATGCACGAGCGTTACACAGGCGGGAGATTGCCGTGATCTTTTTACGTTAGGCATCACGCTTTTGGACGGGGGAACCGTAGCGAAGCAGTTTACTCACGAAGTAGAATTAGACTTTACTGGGGAGAGGTTGTTTTCGTTCTCGGACACGATGGCGGAGAACAACTTTGGGATTTTGACGGGAAGCTTCTCTCTATTTGGAATCGACGCAGGATTTCATTCAGGGTTCTTTGGACCAAAGTTTTCTGACCCTGGCCTGACGTTTACGCATGAACAGGTTGTGGAGCAACAGATACTCGACCAGATAGTGCAGAACGACGTTATCGCGGCTGCGCCGCCGGTTCAGATTAACCTTCCTCCTCCTCCAGTTGACTTACCTCCACCGCCAGCAGCGGCCCCTATCGTTGTTGCCGTTGCCCCGCAGGCTCCGTCTGAGCCGCCACCCCCTCCGGAGATTGTGCCAATCCAGATTGATTTGCCGCCACCCCCAATGGAACAGCAACAGCAAGAGGCACAGGCGGAAGCAACCATTGAGGCTCAAATAGAGCAAGATATAGCGCCACCCCCTGTAGAGCGGCCCCGCTCACAAGAACCAGAGCCCGAACGAGAGCCCGAACCGGAACAACCGCAGCAGTCTTCTGAACAGGAGCCCGAACCAACCGAAGCGCAACCAGAGCCCCAGCCTTCGGAAGCAGAGCCCGAACCGGAACCGGAACCGGAACCGGCTGTAGAACGTCCTGTGGAAACCAGAGAAGCCCAAGCTGCTCCAAAGCCCAAAAGTCGTCAGGAGAAGGTCAAAGCTGCGGCTGAAAAAGCTGTCGCAAGGATAGCTCCATCTCAAAGATACTCAGCAGCTTCTCAAACCACCACTATGGTGGCTATGGGTATGATCTCGCCCAAAATAGTGGCTCCAGTGGTATTAGTGGATACACCTGGTTTCTTTACGGGAACGAAGGTTCCCGATGGACCGTCTATGGTTGACCGGATGCAAAATTACACCATGTTTGGCAGATCAAATGGAGCACATAACGCTCTAGTAGATCTGGATTGGAAACGTTGATATGTACGAATATAAATGCACGGTAGTTAAGATTATCGACGGTGACACGGTGGATGTTGACATTGATCTTGGGTTTGATGTCTGGTTGAAGAAACAACGAATACGTTTGTATGGTGTGGATACGCCTGAAAGTCGAACAAGGGACAAAGTAGAAAAGGTTTTTGGGTTACTTGCTAAGGATTTTGTATCGGATCGTCTGCCTATTGGTTCTAAACAGGTATTACGGACAAAGAAAGATGACTCTAGAGGTAAGTTTGGTCGTATTTTAGGTGAGTTTGTGCATAAAAAGAGCACTATTAACCAGTTACTGGTCGATACGCACAATGCTGTAGCTTATTTTGGTCAATCTAAAGAGGAAATTAAGCAATCTCACTTAGACAACCGCCAATTAGTTAAAAATTGTTGCGGGGAAGGGTGTTGCGATGGCTGAAGTTGAATTTGCAGGCGTAAAATTCAAGGGTGGCAAGATGGTGGCCGTATTTCTAGCGTTATCTACGCTAGTGGGAGGCTTGTACGGCGCTTTTGAGGTCTACAAAGACTATATGGACATGAAAAAGAAGATCTTGTCGTATTCTGCTCCTGATTTAAGCGGTTTTGACAAGAAACTGGCTGTTATGAACAAGGAGATGAAGGTTGTAGTTAAAGAAATGGGTTCTGTGCGTACCAGAGTACTGGAAGTGCAGGACATTGTTCGTGATACACGGCAAGATACGAGATCTGACGCGGCATCCCTCGAAGCTGCTATTTCTTCTGTGGACAAACGTTCAAGAACCCTTGATTCTGAAACTAGAGCCGCTCTACGGCAAGGGGAAAAGACGATACGAAGCATCGTATCTAGCGCAAATGAGCGATTTGACTCTAAAATTAACGGTGTTTCTACTTCCTCAAGTCAATCTGTAAAGAACATGCGCGATATTATTGAGTCTGCTGCTACTCGATTTGACGCTAAAATTAATGGTATAGACTCGAAACTGGATGCTTTTGAAAAACGACAAGATAAGAAGTTACAACGAGCTTTGGACAACCCCTTGTTAAGGAAATAAAGATGGCACAGAAAAAATTAGAAAAGGGCAGCGCCTATAACGATCTAGATTTAGATGGAGATGGCGTGGTCTCGGACGCGGAACTTGCCGCCGATGAAGCATTGTCTAAGCATGAGAAAGCAGACGCCCAGCGCAGAATGGCCTGGGTCGCTATGGGGTCTATGATAGTGTTTACACTGGCAGTTTTTCTACCCATCTTTCCTGATGCTCGAATAAAGGCTTTAAGTGACCTGTTTGGCTTGTTTTACATAGGACAGGCTGGTGTTGTAGGTGCTTACATGGGCATGACCGCTTACATGGCGAAAGGTAAGTGATGCTAAAGGTCTATCTTCTAATTTTGGTCTTGGGATTTGTAGGCGGCTCTGCCTATGGCGCGTATTACTATTATAAGGATAGCCAAGATCGCATTCGCGTTCTTACGGAGAACTCAGCAAAACTGGAGACGGCGAAACAGCTTCAGGACGATACGATAAACGCCATGATTGAAGATCGTGAAAGGTTTGAGAAATTGACCAAGGGCCTTCAATCTAAACTCAACGCGGCAAACGCCTACAAGGATGTCTTGATAAACAAGCTACGTAAGCACGATCTTGCTAAGTTAAGCCTCAAGAAACCCCTGCTGGTAGAAAAGAAGATTAACAATGGAACAAGTAAGCTGTTTAAGTCTCTGGAGGCTATTTCTGGCGCTCCCGCTTCTGCCGTTACTAAGTAGCTGCGCGGAGTTTAAGAAGGTACTT